GCTGCCAGCATCGGCAAACGATACGCCGCCAGGTTCACAATCCCAGCACGCGGATTGAAGGAAGCCAACTTCAGCGTGTTACAGCACACCAACATGCCAGCGGTTCTCGTCGAGTGCTGTTTTCTGAGCAATGCAGAGGAGGCAAAGTGGATCTCCAGTGACGAGATACAACAGCAACATGCTGAGGCAATTGCTGATGGAATCATTGACCACTTCGGGCCAGACAACAAACCAGCATTGACGCTAGAGCAGAGAGTTGCTAGAATTGAAAAGCATCTGAATTTATGATTGATTATCTGACCTTACTTATCGTCATGCTTGGCTCATCCACTGTGGTGCTGTCAATCTTTGTTGCCGTTAAATTCAGGCAACAATCAAAACACCTCAAAAATGGCAGCAGGAGTCTCAGTAAGGCACTTATGTGGCAGTTAATCGGTGAGGCATTGCTAGGTGCAGGAACGCTTGCTTTTGCTATGCTGGCATATCTTAACATGCTTCCAACCGTGCCAGTCGCAGTGCAGTCAGCAATGCGTCTTTTCATTTTCTCAGCAAGTGGGCTGACCACTATCCATCTTTATCTGACCACAACCCGCCTCAACAAATAGCCATGTTTGACCCGTCCATTCTGGTTGAATATGGGGTGGCGGGTTTTGCCATAGGGTGCATCGTAGGTGTGTGCCGGTGGTTTCTCGCTGCGCTAGAGAAGAAAGACAAACTTATCGGCACAATCGTTGGCAAGCATGAGGACCAGAGAGAGAAGGAAAGCGAGCGGCATGACAAGAGCTTCAACAGGCTCAGTGATGCAATCAACGATCTCACTGTCGAGATCGCGAGGAAGAAAGACTAAAACCGCACACGCTTGGCTTGGCAATGCGCTTGAATCGCTGACGAAGGATCTGCGAAAACGCGGTGATTAGCAGCGTTATTCACCGCACCCCCAGCCTCCTTTTTACAGGGGGCTTTTTTGTGCGTGAAAATAAATATACGATTCATGTTGCACTCAACATATTGATTATGTATCTTGTGGTCGTTATGAAACACAAACACAGAACCGCAAGCATACTGGCGGCTATTGAATACCTAATCCGTAAGCAAAAGCTCAAGCCAGAAGAAGTCCAGAAGCTAATCATTAAAACAATACAAGATGAAACTGATAATCTACGCAATCTTTGAAATCGCCACGGCACTTGCCATCATCGGAATCTTTGCCACCGCTTACATCATGGTGGCATCATCAACACAATAGAACAATGGAAATATTATCATTACTGCTGCTACCAGTCATCCTCATACTAGGATTTCTCACGCTGTTCTTGCCTTGCTATGTTTACAGCATACACAAAAGCGCAAAGACACAGATTGAACTGCTGCGCCTCAATCTAGAAGCTCAGAATAACATCATCAAGATCCTCTGGGATACACAACAGCAAAGCAAATAGCCATGAACGTAGAGACAACAATATACGACGACAACGATGACCCAATCATCGTGACAGGATACATCATTGAGGGCGTGAAGGGAATGCGCGATTACTACGGACAACTGGAGACCCCAGACGATCCAGATGAAATCGAAATCCACTCAGCCACTGACATCAATGATGAAGAAATCGAACTCACAGACGCTCAACTCAAACACGCAGAAGAGCAGCTATGGGACAACGCAAGAATGAACCAATAATAATATGGAACCAAAAGAAACAACAACGCTAGACGCAATGGTAGCAGGATTAAACCTGCTATATGATGCAATGGAGACACCGCCAGCACCGCCAGCGGATGAAGAAGAAGAAACCGAAACGAAGGAGAACAAATGGATACACTAGAAAACATCTGCCAAGGTGGAGCAGTGAATGGTCACACGTTCAACATCAGCACAGCGGCAGTTCAGATCGGATACAAGGATGGCTACTATCAAAAGTCAGCAATCAAGAATGCCGACGGGCAGACTGTGTGGCACTGGCATGAAGGAGATGATGATGAATAACGATGAACTCCAGCGAATCATCCTTGCTGCTGCCGCTGCCTTTGATGTTAACCCAATGGACATTGTGGAGGGCAGAAAGGGCAGCAAGAGCTTGATGTATGCCAGGGACGTTTGTGCATACTTACTGGCTGGCAAAATGCCTCGCGGTAAAATACCGAACCTCTTGGGCAGGAATAGCAAATACTATTATTACGGAGCAATCAAAAAAGTCCGCGCCAAGTGCCTGTCTGATCATGACTTCGAGATGAAGGTTTTGAATCTTGCTGCGCGTCTTGGTTAGCACGCTGAAGCATTCCAACTGATGCCATCAATGTGGACTGACCTTCGCTCTTGTTTTCAAGCGCACTAGCCACCACCCAGTCAATAGACTCAGCCGCCATGATGCGAAATATCTTGGCGGCTTTTCCTTGTCCAGTTCTAAGGATGCGAGCGTTCGTCTGCTCATACTGTTCGAGGCTATAAGTCAGAGACATCCACACAATGGTAGAGCATGAGTCTTGTATGCCGTCGATGCCGTGCGACAAGCTGGCGGGGTTGGCTACCCACACAGGTATCTTGCCAGCACGCCAATCATCCATGCGCGTCTCATCGAATGCCTGTGCCTCTGGGAACGCCTCAAGCAATGCTGACATCTCTGACTTGTAGCGTGTCAGCACCAGCACCGGTGAGTGCTTCTTGATGATCTTGGCTAGGGCTGCGTGCTTGGCTGTATGGAGATGGACGCTCTCGCCGTTCTCATCGTAGACACTGCCAGCGGTGAACTGCTGGAGCTTGTTGACAAGGGTGGCTGCGCTCTGTGCGTCCACGACTGTATCATCAATGTCGATTACTAGCTGGCGCTCAAGTGCCTTGTATTGCTTCATAACCTTCGCTGGAAGCGTTACGTTCTCATCAATGACATTGCAGTCAGGTATGTCCAGATGCTCTTCAGAACGGCGCACAAGACAAATGTCGGCAATGGCTGCGTTGATCTCCTGGTGGGCGTGCTGCTTGGGCGTGAAGTTGTATCCCATGTAATCGCTGTCAAACCAGCGTGTCTTGAAATGCGTGATGAATTTGCCGAGTCTCGCGCCACCATCCAGCACTTTGAGCTGGTAAAACAAGTCCATTAAGCCATTCGGGCTGGGTGTGCCTGTGAGTCCGTGGACGCGCTTGAAGTGGGTGCGTGCCTTGATGACTGCCTTGGTGCGCTTAGAGTTGGCTTTGAGGCACGATAGCTCGTCGATGAGCAGCGTGTCAACTGGCATATCCTTGCCAACGAACTCATCAAGGAAACCTTTCTTGCTGCCACGCCCGCTGACAAGCTCGAAGTTGATGAGGTAGATGTCAGCACTGCCGTCTAGCCACGCCTGCTTGCCTTCTTTTGTGCGTAGGTTGGCAACCTTAAAGTCGAAGCCCCAGCGTGCCACCTGGTCTGGCCATGTCACTGAGCACACACGCAGCGGTGCTATGATCAGCACGCCCTTAAAGTCGCCACGCTCGCGCAGTTGGTGGTATGCCTCAAGAGTGCAGGGGGTCTTGCCCAAGCCCATCCCGGCGAAGAGGGCGGCGTGTGGCGTGTCGCGCAGATGCTCAACCATGCCATGCTGGTATTCGAAGGGTTTAAAGGTGTTCATCTATAATTCGTTTTCCTTCTTCTACTGAGTCAACAACGTAGACCATATGCCCGCAGGCTTGTATCAGTCGGTGCTCATTCTTTTGCAGTGCCGACACGATGCCTGTGGGCGTCTTAACTTCGATGAATATCACGCTGCGATCTGGCAGCAGGATCACCCTGTCTGGCACGCCTGCTCTGCCAGGGCTTGTGAACTTGTAGGCAATGCAGCCACGCAGCTTGGCGTGTTCGCATATCTTGCGCTCAATCTGTGCTTCGGTCATGACATTTCAGCCTCTAAACGGCGCTTGGTTTTAATGGATTTAAATTTTTCATAAGCTTCCGATTTTGGCTGTGTTTGGCCCAAACCCTTACAGTAGTAATCATTACGTAAAATGCAACGGGCCATTCGCTTCCAACTTGGAGCCCAGCATTTTATCTCTAAATCATGTGGCGCTTGATCTGGAATAGAATCATAACCTCTTTGTTTCCAGCCTGCGATAAACTTAATAAACCTGTTGCTGTAATGTTGCCTCATTTTGACTGGCAGTGATTTAAGCAAAAAGTTGACATAACTTTCCCACGTGTGTTTGCCAGGCTTAGTGATGTCGTTAGCTCCATTTATGTTACCTCTCTCTTGAACGTATAGAGATCCGCTGTTTACACCGCTGACCCTGTTAAGCAGTTTATACCATGTCATGGGCTCTAAAATGTGATACAGCCACAAACCTTTCTTTTGATCATCGCCAAAAGGTTGACATAGTCTCTGATTGCTAAACTTAACTCCCGCCCTTGTCATCATATCATAAATTTTATTATAAGACAGCTCTGGGTGCTTGAAGTGGTAGAGCCATATATCTTCAGTTCTCCAATCATAAATTGGGTAAGCATTATATAAGTGAGAGGAAACCTTAGTTGTCCACTTGTAGTTTTTGTGCATCAATCCGTTTTTCTGGGATGTTATTGCACGATAACGATGCAGGCTTTCGTCTGACCTTATTCCAATAAACGCAGCACAAGATTGATCCCCCGCATACCACTTGCCGAAAATAACCATTAGCTCTTCAAACTCCATTTTTGGAACATAGAAATCATATTGTGATAAATCTGCCGCTAATGCAGGCTTTTCTCTCACCCATAAGTCTTGCTTACTTTCGTCCCAACATACCCATTTCGGCTCAAAATCGCTCACAGCATTACGCAATAGCAACTCTCCGCAAAACCAGTGCAGGTCAATATGATCTTTGTATTCCTCAATGATTTCCTCGATATGGGTGATGGTTTCTGAATATTGAGCCTCCAGGTCAATAATAAGCAACCCTACTTTCCTGTTTCTTTTTATAGCTTCAGCCATAACGAGATGAGTCATTACTGAGCTATCCTTACCACCAGAAAAACTAATGTATAATTTTTCAAAGTCGTCAAATGCCTTGGAAATCCTGTCCTTTGAACAATCCAATACACTTTTGTCTAAATATAGTTTTCGGCTCATATTAGTATAGTTCTACTTGTTTGGAAATGTTAGCTGCTTCGTCAAAATCAAGTTCAATTTGCTGGTGGTTGGCAAGCCATTTGTTCAAGTAGCACAATGCTGTTTCATCAGCAAGCTTCCGCGTCTCTTCATCTATGTCAAACCATGCACTGGAATACCTTGATGGCACACCTGACAAATAACACACAGCGGCTTGTCCAAGCCATGCAATTCTATTCATGGCTTTATTGGTCAGATAATGCTCGCAAGAGTATTTCCATTCACGAATAATATTACTCAATGCTTCGCCAAACAGATTCTGATCGGACAGGATTCTTACAAACTCATCTTTGCATTGCTGATGACTCCAACCATCTTTTGTGGTGGCGTAAAATCCCGCCTTGTAACATTCCCATTTTTCATATGTGTGAAAGATTCTGTCTGGATCATTTGTGTTACCAGCTCTAAATGACTTGATGACCTCTTCGGGGATATCGTCAGTGATCGGCTCGAAAGACTCTGTGCTGTCTTCGGCTATCCAAGCCTTACTAAAATCCTTGTCGCTGAATAAATTCTCAAGACCAGATATTTGGCACAACCTGAGAACTTCCTCTTCATCCATTCCTAGCTGTTTTGCTATGCGCTGATTTGTCCAGTTGCGGTTTTTTAGTTCTATAACAATTTCACTCATGGCATCAACCTGGTGCTTTCCTCTGGCCCTGTTGTGTCTAATAGTGGAAGCTATCCTATCATTCTTGCTGCTTTGCTCTTGCCTAATGTTAACAACAGGTAAAAAGCCTTTTATGCGCTTACTGACAATCTTTGATTCTTTACCTACCCTGTTACGGTGAAATCCGTCAATAACCTCAGTTTTTCCCTTTTCTGGATTGCTCCATGTGACAATCGGCTGCGTGTATCCATCGTTCATGATAGAAACCTCAAGCAACTCCATTTCAGGTGGGGCTACTTTGTTGGGATTGTAATCGTTGGCCACAACATTGTCACTAGCCTCCCATTTTACAAAATCAACAGGCTCATCTTTAAAGGGGCTGTTGTCATGTATAAACTCTCTCAGTTCATTAATATAGCTTACCTGTTCTGCCAAGCTCATTGGCTTTAGGTCTTTTAGTATGGTTTCTTTTATGTTTTTCATTTTGATATAGTATAAAGGTATAATAATACCCCCCGCCCCATTACAGGGCAGGAGGCTGTAAGGTGATTACAGACCGAACGTGTCTTTGACGTCTGCAACTGATACGTCGCTGGAGATGTCTTCGAAGTCAGATTCGACGTTGACGGATGATGCAACGAATGGCTCGCCCTTGGCGGCATACTGAACAGCTTCAAGGCTGGCGATGATGCGCTTGCCATAATTGTTGTTCATGCCCCAGAGGTCGAGCACCACGTTGACGTAGTCTCCACTTACTGGGCTGTCGAGGTCGCCCTCGGCTACCGGCTGGCGCTGGCGTCCTACGATGACAGGACGCTTCTTGTTGGCTCCGCTGATGATGACATTGTCTGTCCATCCATCGTAGCCTTTGTCGTTGCCGTCTTGGATCGGCAGCTTATCCGTTGGCATCTCGCTGCCGTTGAATTTCTCTGCCTCAATCTGGCGCACAACCTTCTTGAATGCTGCCAGGTTGGCTTTGCCATCCTCGGAGCTTGGATCAATGATGAATGATGCGCTGTACTTTGGGTCACCGTCAAACTTGCTGACAGCGGTGAAGAGATCGCAGAAGGACAGACGGACGTTATTTAACTTTAACTTCATGATATGGTATATTTTCTATATTGGTTTTTGTCTCACTTAATTCTTGGTGGAGACTGCCCCTTGGCACCTTTTGATTGTGGAAAGTTATCGGCTTTTATGCGGTTACCGATATGGCGATGAAAATGACCAGGGGACAATGAATAAAACCCCGCCGCAATACCAGATTGTTTATTCAAGCACGTCGAAGTCGTTGGCTGGGTTGTATGCCTCGCCAGCCATTAGCTTGGGCTTGCCCTCTGGCTGTATCCAGCCCTTGACGTCTGGCGACAGCTTCAGTGCCTGTGTTGGCGTGATTGGCTTGCTGACAACAGCCTCTGTTGGCTCGATGCCGTTGGCTACCATCTCAGCCACTGGGTCAACGTCTTTGTCCCATGCTTTGGCTGCGCGTCTGCCTGTGGTGATGGATACGCCATTGATAGCCTCGCCAGCGTTGACTCGGCTGAATAATGATGCCTCGATGGCGTTGAGTGCTTTGGTGATTTGTGACTTGTGTGAGAATAGATATGCTTGCTTCTCGTCGCTGAGACGCACCATGTCGCCGGTGAGGTCTTCGAAGTTCTCAAGCAAGCTGGCGGTGTAGGCTTTGCAGAACGGCTTGCATGGACACCAGCGGCACGCATCTTCTGATGCTACCAGCTCATGTATGTAGTCGTTCATTGCTGCCTCTGCTTTGACGCCGATGACTGAGGCAAGCGCGTCTATCTGGTCAACAGAGAGTGACCATGACTTTGCCTCGTCATTCTGAATGATGGTCATGGTGAATGTCTCAGTTGATGTCATGCCCATGCCGTAAGCATAGATGGCAAGCTGCCAGTTGTTGACTGCATCGACGGGTATAGAACCTGTCTTTAAGTCAACCACGTGGACTGTGTCTTCGGTTCTGATAACGCAGTCAGCGTAACCATGCTCGTCTCTGCTGTAGAATAGTGGCACGCGAGCCTCTACGATCATCTCTGCGTCTTTCTGCGCTGCGAGCTGTCTACAGAAGCTGACATAGAACTGTGTTGCTTCACATGGCTCGCATTCTCCTTTGAGTGCTCGCTCTGCATTGTCGTGTAGCTCGGTTCCTAGGTTGGCTGCTTCGCTGCCCTCGTCTTTGGGGATGAGGTCACCGAGTCTCTTTTCTAGCGTCAAACTGCCAGGACAGGTTGACCATTTTCTGTAGCCGCTTGGGCTTGCTTTGGCGTGTTGCATGGCGGTGATTATTGAATGATTTTGTAAACCTCGCTGACTGTCAACGGCAACTTGCTTGATAATAAGTTGCGCAGTATGTCACGCTCATCAACTGCTTTGTTGTTGTCGTAAACTTTGTATGTTCGACGGCGAAGGTCGGCTGGCTTTGGCTTGTTTTTCTTGTTGTTTTTCATGATGTTTGGTCTCATTGACGTCCTCATCATAACCAATCTGCAGACGATGTCAATATATATTTGACACAAAATGCAAAATAGTTTATACATGATGCACCATGACACCGAAACAGAAGAAGAAATCGTATTTGCTGGAGAAAATCCGTGTATTGATACTGATGGAAAAAGAGCCAGACTATAAGATTGCTGCACGCTGCGGAGTAGCACCAAGCACCATCTTAAACATTCGCAACAATAACCACGTGCCATCTGTGACACTCGCAGAGCACGTTTATGAGACACTCAGTGGAGGAAGCTTAAATGATTTTGACCTGTGAGCGATCTCTACACATACAAAGCCACATGCGTTCGCGTATATGATGGAGACAGTGTGACGCTAGACATCCAGCTCGGCTTCAATATGGCAATGCTCAATCAGAAGATCCGACTCTTCGGCATTAATACGCCAGAGATACGCGGGGCAGAACGCCCACAGGGGCTGATTGCAGCGGCACGCTTGCGCGAGCTTATTGAGGGCAAGGAGGTGATGCTACACAGTCACAAGGATCGCTCTGGTAAGTTCGGACGATGGCTCGGCACGATTTATATTGACGGAATCAACATCAACAAGCTATTGCTAGAAGAAGGCTTGGCAACAATTTATGAATAAGAAACACAGACCAATAGCCTTTGGCGTCGCTGACGTTGAGCTGGCAGAGGAGTTAAGCATGGCATCATCCCAGCAAGTGGGTGGTGACCATTATAAGACAATGGCAATCCAGCCCGCTGAATACAGCCAGCGCAATGGGCTAAACTTTATTGAAGGGTGCGTGGTTAAATACGTGTCTAGGCATAGAAACAAAAACGGAGCAGAGGACATCAAGAAGGCGATACACTTCTTGAACCTGCTGATCGAAATCGAATACAATCACAATGAATAATACAACAACAATGAAAGAAACAATAAACGTAGGCATCCAACGCAACATCACTGACCCCAACTCACAAGTCGAATCTGTGCCGCTTCTTAGCGTGCTTGAGCAGATGATGACCAGTGAGAACTTGAAACGGCTGACTGATGATGTGCTGAATGCACCTAGCAAGGATGAACGCAGCAGGCTCAAGTTGAAGCTGCCGGCGGTGATCATCTCAGCAGACACGACATGCCGCAGGGTTTCACCAGATGACAAGCGCACAGGGCTGATTCTGATGGATCTGGACGGCGCAGACAACCCAGACATTTCGCTGGATGAGATGTCAGCGATGGTGGAGAAGATGTGCGAGCAGCACGCCTATATAATAGGCTATTGCTTGTCACCTAGCTGGAAGGGGCTCAAGGTGCTCTGTGGCATTGATCCAGACATTAGCACGCATCAGCGTTCGTTTATGGCGCTGGAAAAGCAATTTTTAAAGGAGGGCATCATCGTTGACCGCGCCTGCAAGGACGTGAAGCGGGTGAATTTCCTCTGTTACGATCCGTCCATCAAGACGACAATGATCGACCGCTTGAAGGCGTGGACAGGTGAGACTGTTGAGCCTGCACCGCTGAAGGAGCGCAAGCAATACCGTGCACCGAGCATCACTGGCAGCAGCTTATCTGCTGACGATGAGGCACAGCTATGCCTCCAACATCTACACCCTGACATGGACTACGCCGACTGGGTAGCCGTTGGCATGGCTCTACACTCTCACGGGTGCAGTTGTGACGTGTGGGCTGGCTGGAGTGCTGGCGGTGAGTCGTATCGTCCAGGTGAATGCGAGCGCAAGTGGGCTGGCTTCAGCGGTGATGGCGTGACGTTAGCCACTGTGGTGAAGATGGCAACTGATGCTAATGGTGGGCGCAATCCGCTGTTTATCAAGAGGGACAAGCTAAACGCCACATTTGAGGATTTCGACGTGATAAAAGACCCATACAGTGAGCCTGCTGATGATGCAGACGACAAGCCAGCATTGCCTGCTGTCACTGATGCTGACTCGCTTGTGGCAGCATTCCCAGATAAGCCAGAACAGCTCATTGAGGGCGTCATTGGCCTAGGGGACAAGCTCATCCTGTCAGCATCGTCAAAAGCTGGCAAGACGTGGCTGATGTTGCATCTGGCGTATGCTGTGCAGAACGGTGACCAGTGGCTCGGCCATCAATGCAAGCAGGCTGACGTGCTATATGTCAACTTTGAGCTGACTGAGCCGTGGTTAGCTGAACGCTTCCGCATGATTACCAGAGATAAGCACTTCCAGCAACCACCAAGCATCCTTAACCTGCGTGGATACAACGTTGGCTGGGTGGAGTTGTCAGCACATATTAAGGCGCACATTGACGCATCAAGCAAGCATTACGGGCTGATCATCCTCGACCCAATCTACAAGATGCTCGGTGACTGTGATGAGAACAGCAACGGTGACGTTGCCATGCTGCTGAACGCTCTGGAGCGTATGGGACACGAAACGCAGACAGCCACAGCATTCAGCCACCACCACAGTAAAGGCAACAAGAGCGGCGTAGACGCCATTGAGCGCATGAGCGGTGCTGGCGTGTGGGGGCGAGAGCCTGATGCCATCATCGACCTTGTCAGCCATGAGGATGACAACTGCTATGTGGTGGATACTACTGCCAGAAACTTTGCCAAGCCTGCAAAGGTGGTGGTCAGATGCGAGTTCCCGAACTTCATTCCAGTCGAAGACAGCGACCCAGAGGCACTCAAGAAGCCTGGTGGAAGTGCCAAAAAGCTCACTGAGGCCAACGTGATTGACATGTGCAAGACGGTTCCGCTCGGCATTGAGAGGTCAAATCTGGTGAATAAGTTGCACGAATCATACAATGTGAGCAAGCAAACGGCACGCTCCAGAATCAATGAGATGACGAAAAATGATAAATTGGAGGAAAAAGACAAGCTGATTACTGTGCCAGGTGATGATCAACCATTCTAGAGCGAAAGTTCATTACGCAAAATGATTATAATAATGAACTTTCGCCTTTCGTTTTTCAATGATAAAGCTATATTACATAAGGAAAGAGAGCGAAAGTTCATTATCCCAAAAAGCTCATCCACAAGGGTCTCGGAGAGGGGGTGTGTGCTGCTAAAAGCACACCCCCGACCCCTCGCGAAAGAGAAAACGCAAAGTCAAATTTCCCTTAGAGGTTGCTTTCGTTTTTCGCTCAGATGACAAATGGACAAAAATGATAAATGACAAATGACATCTTGACAATACTGGTCAATATGGCAATATCAGTCATCAACCTGTTGCGGGCTGATAAATTACATTTCGCCTCACCTGGCATCCGAGCAGCCCGCAACGCTTCTCTTTAATTCGGATACTGGGTGAGGCATTTTTATTATGACAAAGACATGCAATAAGTGCGGGGAAAATAAAGACACTAGTTTTTTCTATAAACACAAAACAGGCCGATTGGGTGTTGATGGTAGATGTAAGCCGTGCAGGGTTGGTGATGTGGTGGATTACCAAAAAAGAAATCCAGAAAAAACAAAACAACACAAGAGAAATACATACACAAGAAATAGTCGCAAATACAAAGACAGAGCGATTGCCTATGCTAAAATTAAATATGCCAATGATCCGGAGTTTAAGGTGACGCAAACCCTAAGGACTAGGTTGCGCCTCGCACTAAAAGGCACGTGTAAAGCAGACACCACGAAGTCACTGCTTGGTTGCACCTACGAGGAGGCACGCGCACACATCGAGGCACAGTTCACTGAAGGCATGAGCTGGGACAAGATGGGGGTGCACGGCATCCACATAGACCACATCAGACCATGTGCTAGCTTCGATCTTACTGATCCAGAGCAGCAGCGTGAGTGCTTTCACTACACCAACCTTCAACCACTATGGGCAAAGGACAATCTAAGGAAATCAGACAAGTGGTAAAAACATCACTTGATGGCTTGACTCCTGGCGGTGGTGGTGTAGTATGTTCGCTAATGAAGATTTGCAACAAGTGTAAAACGAGCAAGCCGCTTGGTGAGTTTAATAAAAGCAAGCAAAGAGAAGACGGCAGACAGACAATGTGCAGGTGTTGCGCGAAGCAATACCGCGAAGCTAACAAGGATGCAATTGCAGCCTACCACAAGCAACACTACCAAACCAACAAGGAGGCAATTTTAGAGAGGCACAAGCAACACCACCAAACCAACAAGGACATAATCAACGAGAGAAAAAGGCAATACTACCAAACCAACAAGGAGACAATTTTAGAGAGGCATAAGCAATGGAACCAAGCCAACAAGGAGTATCGTGCAGAGAAAGCAAAGCAATACTACCAAGCCAACAAGGAATCGCTTACCGAGAAGCGGAAGCAACGCTATCAAGCCAACAAGGAGGCGGTTGCGGAGCAGGGCAAGAAATATAGAGAAGCCAACAAGGAGGCGGTCAAAAAAAAGAATAGGCGATACGCGAGAGGGCGCAGAGCCAAGGATACTCTATTCAGACTAACTCAAAACATTAGAAGCTTGATTCGCCACTCACTCAGAAACGGCGGCTACAGCAAGACATCAAAAACCCATGAAATCCTCGGCTGCTCATTTGAAGAATACCAACAGCACATTGAGGCACAGTTCACAGATGGCATGAGCTGGGAGAGAATGAGTGAGATCCACATCGACCATCGGCTGCCTGTCTCAGCAGCAACCACAGAGGCAGAGATGCTTGCATTGAACCACCACCGCAACCTTCAGCCGCTGTGGAAGTCCGACAATCTGGCCAAGGGCAGCAGCTACTGCCCCAAGGAGCTGGCAGCTTACTTGGCTAAATATAAATGAATTATGTTCTTGAATAATTCTGATTTATCTTTACTATATTTCGCAACATGAGCAACTCAAGCGGAGACATCGCAGAAACCAGCTTCCTCGCTGAAGTATACAGGCGAGGATACAAGGCTTATTTACCATTTAGTCACGACACACGCACAGACATGGTCATCAAGCGACCAGGACAGCGCATGATAGCTGTGCAGATTAAGAAAGGCACATTGCAAAAAGCGGAACCTCACCTCGCACAAGTGTGGAAGGCACTCGTTGGATCATGCAAGACATCAAACAGGCTGGGCAACGGCAAGCCACGTTTCACTAAGTATAAGGCTTCGGCATTCGATATTATGGCGGTCTTTATACAAGAGGAGAATAAATGGGTTCTGCACCGGCTTGATGACATCGTTGGCAAAGCAAGCATCCGATGGAACAAGGAAAAGCACATTTCCGACAACTGGGATTTACTAGAAAACTATAACACAACAACACCATGAGCATATTCTATGATTGGACACCGAATGAGATAGCGGCGATGCACCGAGCAACGGCAAAGTTGAGAGCGAGGCAACCTAAAGAAGCGAAGAAGCCAGAGCCAACAGGCATCAAGGGCTGCTACTACAGCACGCATCAAGGCGTTTATTTAATCAACACATACATTGAAGGGAAACGCGTCTATTGCGGTCTGCTGCATGAGTGGGACACTGACAAGGCTTATCGTATGCAATACGCTACAGAGCAGAAATTCAAAAAGAACACAAAATGATTAGTTACGAGCCAATAGCAGTGGGCGAGGGTGATCTAGAGCTACACCAAGAGCGAGACAAGCACCAGCAGCGCAAGCAAGCACCTGTATTTAGCGGTGCAATCAATTACTTTCCAGATGCGCTCTGGCAAGTCTCTGTATGTAGCAAGAAGGGCAACGAGCAGCACAATAAGGGCGAGCCACTGCACTGGGCAAGGGAGAAGTCAACAGATGAGCCAGATGCGCTATTGCGTCACCTCATGCAGTATGAGCACATGGACGACGACGGCATCTTGCACGCAACGAAGGTGGCATGGCGAGCATTGGCACTATTACAGCGCACACTAGAGGCAAGAGGAGAAGCACCATTGAGCGAGCACAATCACACACCAAGCGCATCATGAACGAACCATCAGTAGATTTCGTCTACCCAGATGATGAGCTAACGCATGAGGAGAATCTCTATCGCGAGGCATCAAGGCGATTCATGCGAGTCATGAACCTCAAGGCAGACTATGTCGCCAACGCCAAGAACCCTGCATTAGCCAACTGGGCTACATCATACGCATTGGGGCTGGCAGTGTGTGAGGGCATGAGCATCACGGACAGGGCATGTCAGCTCAATGTGTCTCCCCAAGCCCTAAGTAAATCAATCAAAGCATTTCAATCAATTATAGGCATCAACACCAACGCATACACATATGGACATTAGTATCAATAACATCGACGACACACTGCTGCACGCCATTAAAGAGGCACACATCGCAGCAGAGCAGACCACAATGTATGCACGCAACAACATGCAGACAGCAATCAACAGGCGCATCATGTGTGCTGGCTTAGTTGAGAAGGCAAAGCAGATGCACAAGCAGGATCTCGCCGGCTTCTTGAGCAACGCAGACATCACAGGCGAACAAGTCAAAGCATATCTCTCATTGCATGACGCAGCCAGCAAACGACCAGCACTGCATGACAAGCGACAGCTACAGCTCTGTGGAATACTGGAGGCAGCAGAGCGACCAGAGCAACCGAAGCGAGAGCCAATGCCAGCAAGCGTGGTCAGATCAACGTCATCGTATGCAGGCAAACTCAACAGGACACTGGACAGAAGACCAGTCGAAGAGTGGCCAGCATCAGAGCGTGAACAAGTCAAGGACGTGCTGAAGCCTGTCGTCGAGTTCTACAATAGTCTATGATTACACCACCCCCCACTAAGGAATCTCTTGCTGGGAAGAGCTGAACGCGGTCGTCTATACTTATTGTTAAAAAACGCCTCTTTTGCACAAATTAATTGTAATATGAAACAGCCCACCAAACTCACACAGCAACAGCTTGCAGACGACTACAGTGTAAGCACAGCAACGCTTCGACGAGCGCGGGCAGATGGCGTTGATGTGCAGAACCGAGACGAGTTCGCAGACTACATCATCAACACTAAAGCGAAGCGACCGCACGCATGGATCAATGGCATCCCGTGGGAACAGGACGAGCAACCAGAAACACCACACCTGGCGACGGAGGCAGAGCGCGACTTGATGGCACAGGTTCGCAACGCCACAGACTACAATGAGGCACGGACACTCAAGACCAAGATTGATGGCATCCACAAGCTGAGACAGATTGAGATTCTAGAAGGTGACTACATCCACAAGGACGAGGTCGTGAATGATATGACGAGAATCAGCGCATCCGTGGCAGCAGCGCATCGACAATGTCAAGCAGACTTGCCGGCGATGCTGGAAGGATTGACAGCAGCCGAGGGCAAGAAGAAGATACGCGAATACATGCTCCGCATTGACGGTATGCTCGCAGACGAAACCAGCAAACTTTACACATAGAACAATGGGAAGTAAAACAGCACGCAATGAGATCACAAGGGATAAGATCAAGACCAAGCCACAGAATGACAAGTATGCTTCTGGCTGGGAAAGGATATTCGGTAAGAAGAAAACACAAGAGCAAGAACAAGATGAGCAAAGAGACAGAGACAGCGGAAGTGGTTGCGGTTCGTGATTGGAACGACTGGTGCTGGGACGTTTGCATCAGCTACAATCCGACCTTTGACACAGAGTGGCACAGCTCATGCCAGGCAATCCAGTTCCCACGCGACCGCAAGCCGGAGATTGGTGACGTGATTGAATTCGTCGAGGATCAGATGGTGATTCATGAAGGCAGAGAAGTTGCCATCGACATCAGAGTGATACGCATGGACGAAGAGGGGAACATCTTTCTAGATTAAATGGGCATAGCACTTAAAGCATTCTGCAAAGCTATCACGCCACCAAGCGACATGAACGTCGTCGAGTGGGCGTGCAAGTATGTCAAGCTGCCACAGTCGGCACGAAGCCCAAACTTCGACATTGACTCGACGCCTTGGCTGCGTTGGCCGATGTTACAGATTGCAGATGATGAGAACAAAGAAATCATTGTCATGGCACCAGTCGGTAGTGGTAAGACAACCATGCTGGAAGGTGTGCTGCCGTGGATCATAGCCGAAGAACCTGGGCCAACGCTCATCACTATGCAGACAGATGACGACGCACGCGCATGGGTGGACACACGATTTCATCCGTCATTGAAGACAAACGACAAGGTCGAGCCATTGCTGCCGACAGGCAAGAACCGTGGCAACTTCCGCAAGGGGGAAATTCTCTTTGCACACATGCCGCTTCACATCGGCGGTGCCAACCTTGCAAATCTTCAGAGCAAATCCATTCGCTGGGTTTATGGTGACGAAGTCTGGATATGGAAAGACGGCATGTTGGAAGAGGCACGCCGGCGAACTCACGACAGGTGGAACAGTCGCGTGGTTCTAGTCTCACAGGGTGGCAGCGAGGGAGACCAGTTTGATGGCGCATTTCAAGACGCATTGATTCACGACTATTGCTTCAAATGTCCATCATGCGACGAGCGACAGACGTATCAGTGGAAGCAAGTGAAGTTTAAGCACATCAAGAACGAAGCGGAAGAGTGGGATTGGGACGAGATCAAGAAGTCAGTGCATTACGAATGCGCCAACGAAGACTGCAAAGAAAAGTTTGAAGACAAAGCAGAAGTCAGACGCACACTGTCAGCAAGCGGAGAATACGTCAGCCGCAACAACAACGCCAAGCCAGGACGCATCGCGGCAACATACCCAGCAATGGCTGTGTGGTGGATTGACTGGAGCAAGCTGGTCATGGAGTGGATCACAGCACAGGACGCACGCAAGCGACTCAATCTTGCACCGATGCGTCAGTTCATTCAGAAGCGACTTGCTCAGTCATGGGTTGAGCCAAATGAGACTGTCACGCTTAAAGGAGCAACAGACGCCTATCGCATGGCAGAGTATTTTGACGGGCAGAAGTGGGAGTTTGAGAACTTCCGCTTTATGACAGTGGACGTCCAGCAAGATCACTTCTGGGTAGTCATCAGAGCATGGAGCATTGAAGGCAAAAGCCGTTTGCTGTATGAAGGCAAGATCGACGAATGGGAAGGTCTGCGAATGTTACGAGACAGAATGAAGGTGCCGAATCGTTGCGTCTTTGTTGATCGTGGCTATAGACCCGACACAGTAGCTTTAGAATGTCGCAAGTCAGTAACCGCAGACGATCCGAACCCGTGGAACTGCTTACTTGGTGAAGAGGCAAATGGATACGCCACCAAGATTGGCAAGCGCAGAGTCATCAAACCGTTCTCCTCAATTCAACGAGCGAGAACCCACACAGGAGTTTATTATAAATATGTCAAGTTCTCAAACTTACTTGCAAAGGACACACTATCGGCACTCATGAGAGGCGAGGGCAACGGCTGGCAGATTGGCGTTGACCACAGCAAAGAGTATCTCAAGCAGATGCAGAACGAAGTCAAGCGCGAGGTTTCACCAGGCAAGTGGCGATACGTTGTCAGCAAGCCACACGTCGGCAACCACCTTTGGGATTGTGAGACAATGCAGATCATCGCAGCCTCAATTTATAAAGTATTTGCCTTTGATGCACAAGTTGAAGCCGAATAGTTGAAATGAAAGCCATTTGTAATGGCTGCATCATCAAGATTCATACAATCGCTTCGTCGCTACGGCGCGAGAAGTGCAAAAAACAAAGCACGCATGGAAGCGTGGCTTGAGGACGCAATCGAAGAGATTGCAGCTAATAAAGGTTCTGACGTAGTTAGCGGCAGTGCCAATGGTGCATCGTTCTCATCAATGGCGAACATGACAAACTCTGAGTGGTTTAGCTGCTTGGACGAGGCATTACAGATGATTGACAAAGGAGTCAACTACACCGGCAAAAGTTTCGGACAATTTTAATATGAGCATATTAGACAGCAACGGACGCCCGACCGAACACCAGCGCAAGCTAGTCAGCAGCAGCGACAGATACACACGCGGTGTTCCTTGGATGCCAGACTTTGCACGCGACCTAGATGACTTGTTCACACAGTCAGACCATCGCGCGACCATGTCGCAGTCTCGCGTTATATTTTCAAACTTCGGAGTCCCTCGCGGTGCCATCATGCAGAAAGCTGATGGAGTAGTCGGCAGAGCATGGGAACCAGAATTTAAAGGCAAAGACAACGAGTTCGGCGACGCAGCAAAAGAATGGCTGCAAAGCTGGTTCAATGTCTGCGACGTGCAAGGCAACTTGCAAGACTTCCGCACATCTTTAAAGATGAACAGCGTGGCAGTTGACCGAGATGGCGACGTCTTCATATTACTCACCGAGACAGAGTCTGGTTATCCACAGATTCAGCACATCCCAGCGCATAGAGTTGGCACACGCCAATCCAGCGTGAAAGAGGACATTCTACTTGTCGGCGCATATCGTGGCAACAGGATACGCAACGGAGTCGTTGAGAACCGCAACGGATCACCGGTCGCATACTGCGTGCTTGGTAACGAAGCAAGCGGCGACCAATACATTTCATCACAAGACATGGTGCACATTGCCGACCCGCAATGGCACAATCAAGGCAGAGGCATCCCAGCACTGAGCCACGCGATTCATGAGCTTCGTAAGGCAAAGACATCACAAGAATGGGAATTGATGGCGCAGATGATGGTATCATCTCATGCACTCATTGAATACTCAGACACAGGTGGCGTTGACCTCGACGATCCAAGCGTAAGCCTCACCGGCGAAGTTGGCGACTCTGACAGGCTTGCAGTTCAAAGCTATAGCGGAGGCATGGTGCGTCACTTTAAGAGCAACAGCGGCAGCAAGCTTGAGAGCATTGACCATTCAAGACCAGGTGATATGTGGGACAAGTTCCAAGATCGCATCATACGTGAGGCACTAGCAGGCATCCCGTGGCCCGTGGAGCTAGTATGGAAGGCTGAGAACGTCACAGGAACAACCATCAGAAACATCCAAGCACGCGCACGCTCCAGCGTTGAAGCGCGTCAAGACGTGCTACGCAGACCAGCTCGACGCATTGTTGGCTGGGCATTGTCTAAGGCAATCAAGCTCGGCTTGCTCCCAGCATCAGAAGACTGGTATCGCTGGGACTTCACAATGCCGCCAAAGCTTTCCATTGATCCACGCAACGACTCAAAAACACAAGCCGACGAATACAAGCTCGGTGCAGTCAACATGACTGGCATCTTGCAGGAGAAAGGCAAGACACACGCAGAGCATATCCGCGAGCGTTGTGCTGAGATTATTGAGCGCAAGACCATCAAAGAAGAATACGAAGCAAAGTTCGGCGTTGATATTGACGACCGCGAGTTGCAAATGTTGACACCTAACGAACAACCAGACCAGACCAATGATCCCAACCAATAACACATCTTTCTTACGAGGCGCATGGGCGATCACACGCCCAGGCATGTGTGCTCTACTTGAGAGCATCCGCACAGCAAAATCAGACATTGACTATGCTGATTTCTTTTCACCTCGCCAAGCACTCAGCGAAGACGAAGACGGCATCGCACACATCGACGTCAAGGGGGCATTGATTGACAATGCACCAGCTATATACGAGAAGATTGGCAGCACAGACTACCGCTCCATCATTGCAGAGGTTGACGCAGCGCAAGACTCAAAAGCTATCTTGATGCGCGTTGACTCACCTGGCGGCACAGTCGCAGGACTAGAAGAGGCAAGCCAAGCAATCGCAGCATCAAGCGTGCCTGTGTTCGCATACTGCGACGGCATGGCATGTAGTGCAGCCTATCACCTAGCAGCATCAGCAGCAGCTATCGTTGCCAGCCCATCAGCAGACGTCGGAAACATCGGCACCGTAATGGCGTGGATGGACGACGCAGAGCTAATGGAAGCAATGGGCTACAAGATGGAAGTGCTCACCAACGAAGGCGCAGACCTCAAAGGCACATTCCGCGACTCACCCATGACAGACGCACAGCGTGAGTTCTTACAAGAAGAGATCAACGCACACGGCGAGCAGTTCCGCAATCACGTAGAGAGCAACCGCAGCGTTGATCCAGAAGTATTCAGAGCAGGCTGGTATCAAGGCGACCGCGCACAAAGCCTCGGACTTGTTGACGCAATATCCTCTTACGAATACGCACGCCAAACCATCATCAAAGGAATCTAAGTTGAAATCGCAACTAATAACATAACCAACAACCAAAAAAACTATGGCACTTTTCAAAAATGACCACGACCTAAAAGATCAACTCGAAGCCACCAAGGCCGAGGTGACAGAGCACGAAGCGGTAATCGCACAACGCGAATCCGATATCATCAACATCACCGAGCAAATGGCAGAGGTTTCTGAGAGATTGGAAACACGCACCGCCGAGCTTGCTGAAGCAACCATCGAAAATGCCACCCTTACTGGCGAGCTTGAAGAGGTGAAAGCCGAACTCGCTGAAAGTAAGGAAGCACAAGAATCTTTTGAGGAAAAGGTAAGCAGCGCCGCACTTGCTCGTATGCAAGAGCTTGGCGTTTCTGAGCCAGTCGCAACCATCGCAGACGATGAGACCGACGACCTTTACACACAATACACAAATCTTAAAGCCACCAACCCAGCAGCCGCTGGAGCGTTCTGGCGAGAGAACGAAGCCGCAATTAAGGCTTCGGTTTAATCACCAACAAACAAATAACAACATAATACTATGGCCAACTCAATCACAGGCATCAACGACGATATCCTAGCACAATCCGTGCTTGAAGGATACACCACCGCAATCGCACCTCTTACCGCATTCACTACTGATTTCAGTTCTGAAGCAGCACGCAGGGGCGAAAAAGTAAGCATCATGCGCGACAACACCGCCATCGACGCTGCACTCGATAAGACATCACACGGAGCATACACAGTGCAAGACGCTGACAGTGACTCCATCGAACTCACACTCGGACAGCCCAAGTATGTATCTTGGGGACTTGACGACGTAGAGATCGCCAGCTCAAGCATCCTTACTATGGAGAAGTTCGGTCGCCGTAAAGGTAACCTACTCGCCAAGACAGTGCTTCAAGACATCTGGTCTGAAATCACAAACGCCAACTTCGGTGCTGCAAGCTTCACAGGTTTGGCAAGCACATTCGACGAGGACGACGTTGCCGATGTTGCTGAAGATTGCGACAGCGCAGACTGGAACGACGACCGCTACTTAGTTCTGTCACCAGCCTACATCGCAGCACTTCGCAAAGCTGGTGCCATCAAGGACACAAGCGGCTTCGGATACAACGCCATTCAAACTGGCGACATCCCAATGCTTCACGGCTTCAAGATCATCATGTCCAACGCAGTTCCAGCCAACGGTGAGAACCTGGTCGGATTCGCTACAGACGGCAACGGCATCGCATCTGCATTCCGTTACCTCGCACCACAGCAGGGCCACAACTACAACCGTGCAGAGGCACTCGTTGGAGAAGGTGGAATCACCCTTGGCTTGCGCGACTGGTATTCAGAGGACAGCGGAGTCCGCAAAAATATCATAGAGACGGTGTATGCTTTCGAAACCGGGATTTCCACCGGAGTCAAGCGCCTTGTATCTGCATAATTAACTACCTAGAATCATGGCAAACTACGCACTATTGCTCGGCACAAAAGCCGACAAGACGACGCTGATCCAGAAGGGACAGCCTGTGGAAATCCGCAGACAGTTTAAGGACATGACAGCCGCTGATGGTTTTGATACCATCGAAGTTGTTGACAAGCACCTAGGGCAAATTCGCCTACGGAAGTTTGTTAAGCCTGTCGCCAAGAAGGCAGCCAAGAAGGCAGCCAAAAAGGAAAGTTAAGCAACCCTTACTCATAACACACCCCAGCGGGTCGTTCCTACACACGGGGGCGACCCGCTTTTTTTATCATCATGAACATCCAGAACAAAGTCAAAGCAGTCATGCAAAACGTTCTTGGGCAGCTAGGCGCCGAGAACATCACCATAGCAAGCCGCACAGTCTCAGCAATACCAGCAGAGGTTGACGTTGACCGCGAGCTAATGGGAGGCAGCAGAGAAGAGCGAGAGATCAACTACCAGTTTCCAACCATCAAGGGATTGAAGCTCAAGAAGGGCATGGCAGTCAAAGCAGACGACCAGGACTGGAAGATAAGCAACTTTCAGCGAGGCAAGGCAATGACCACCATCACGCTGATCGAACCGAACAGAGTAGAGGAATGATTTCAGTGGAGGTCGACAAGAAGGCAATGGCAGCTTTCGAGCATAACATGAAGCAACTTATTGCTGTCACAAAAGAGCCTGTCGAAAACATCCTTCGCCAACAAGGGCGACTATTTGCCGTTGCCGCTGCAAACTACACAGAGCGAGCAACGCCTCCAGGTAAGGGGGCAACAGTCAAAAAAGCACAAGTCAAAGACATCAACGACTCGGTGCGTCGCATATACAAACCTGCAAAATGGGCTATTGGTTTGATCGCAAAAGAAATGGGCATCAAAGCCGGCAAGCGTTTTGAGGGTTACATCAGACGCAGAGATTCGGGACGCGCACAGATACTCATCAACAAAGCCAACCTATCAAAATACTACAAAGGCAGAGAGGTCAAAGTCATCACATGGGACGGAGGTGGCGCTCATACTCGATACATCAAGAAAAGAGGATCAGCACCCGTGCATCTGGTCTTTGAAGCCCCGCAAATAAAACGCTTCATCACCAGAAAGACAAAGAACATGGGCGAGGCAAAATCTGGATGGTCGAAGGCTGCTGAAATGCTCGGTGGCGTAGCTAATCCAACGAGAGGCATACCAGCATGGGCTAAAGCCAAGCATCACAGAACCAGAGGCTTTGGCAGGGTGCGAGGTCACGGCAGCAAAGCAGAGGTCACCGTTGCTCACTATGGCAAATATGGATTCAGTAAAACATCAATGACGGGGCTATTCCGTCACAGAACCAACGTGATGGCAAAGGACATTGCAAAGCAAGTCAAGGCATCAAGCAGAGAAATGGCGAGCTTCAAACGCAAAACACTCAAGCGCATTCAATATATCACAAAGTAAACATGGCTATAATATCAAGAAAACCAACAACCAGAAACGTCGAGACAGCAATCGTCAACCATCTCAAGAAAAAGGGAGCATTGAAGGGATGCGCCATAGTCGCAAAGGGAGACAGCACAGAGGCTCCACCGAGTCTGCCTTGCATCATTGTGCATTGTCCATCTGCACCGCGTCACGCCGACATTATCGGCTTCTATGCGCGTGATGCGGAGGTTAGCGTGACACTCTACGCTGACAGCGAGCAGACACCCGAAGCAAAGTGCGAAACATACGCAGGCAACATGGAGCACTGCCTCGACTGGGTGGACGGATTGAAGAAGCAATTCAACAAGCCAGGAAGTGGCAGAGACTACCGAAAGATTCGTGGAGTGTATCTGCATGAGATTATCGACTTTAGCACCGAATACGACACAGAGGGAACCAACTGGCAGCGAACTGTCAATATGACGCTCGTCGTTCAAGAGATAGATGAATAGTTGAAATGACGCTTATCAATAACAACCAATCACCCAATAAATTATGGCAGCAGTAATCAAAGGAGAAACTTTCGTTTTCGGCATCGACTCAGGTGCAGTGACCAATGCGGTTCTCACATCAATCACATTCAACAACGAATTTGCCAACCAAGGCCAAGTTTTAAATGAAGACGGGCAGATCGTTCATGAGCGCATGGATGACCTACAGACCACAGGCAGCGCATCAATGCAGTTCACAGCATCAAACGACCGCGACCTTGCAGACACATTTGACACCTTCACTTATGACGGCGTGACTTACTGGATCACAGAGATCACCAAGAACAGAACCAACAACGGATTCGCTGAAATGTCATTTAACTTTGAATACGTCGACCACACCACCAACGCAGCGGAGGTGCCAGTTTAATCCTTAACCACTAAATATCATGGCAGCAATCACCAAAGGAACACCCGTTTATGTATGGGGAACCAATGAAGCAATCACCAACGCAAACGTGACCAGCATCAGCACGACCAAATCTTATGGCAACGTGCAGAACGTCGTCAACTTTAACGGCAACGAGATCGAGAAGCGTATGGATGACACCATCGAAACTGGCACAATGACGCTTCAATACGAGGCAGCATTCTCACCAGCAGCAGCAGGAAGCAACATCACCATTCCAGGTGCAGGGGCTTCAGGCGCTGACGTTGTGTTCTACATTACAGGAACAGCCGAGAGTCACACCAACAACGGCTTTCGTGAGACGACATACAACGTCAAGAAGACTCAATACATTACATTGACGTAATTAACAATGAGATGGATGACAGATTCTTTAATGCCATAATCGGTGCCTCTGACCGCGTTTGTGGTTACGATATAACGGCACTGACACCTTGGCATTCTGTCATCCTATCAGCAATAGACTCGCCTGTGCTTAATCCCGAAAAGGATACAAGCGCGGGCGATTTGCTTTTATTCTTGAAAGTGGTTTCTTGTGAGTGGCCAAACATGCCCAATCTCAAAGCGAGATGGCGTGACATCATCTGGCATCGCAAACTAAAGAAGCGCAGCACGCTGTTGAAGGAACTCGCCAAGCTCAAGGTGTGGCTCAGTTGCCAACTATCAGCCCCAGAATTGTGGGCGAACGAATCAGAAGACAACAACACAGGACGCTCACTGTCGACACCAAGCATGTTTGCGCTTGTCGTCAGCATGGTAAGCAAGGGCAACATCGACCTGGGTGCAGCATGGAACATGCGAATCGCAGCGGCTCGCTGGTATGACGTAGCACTTGCAGAGATCAATGGTGCAGATTTGCGCGTTGCATACGAGGGCGAGGAGGATCAGTTACGAGAGCAGATCCAAGAAATCAGCGAAGACAAAGCGGTTGAGATCGCACAAAGAAATCTCAGTCCACAAGATTTCGAGAAATGGCACGAAGCATTCAAAAATAACAAGTAAATGGCAGCAGTATTTAAATTTAAGGCAGACGGCAGCGAATACACACGCGGGCTAAATAAAATGCGTGACCAGACGAAGAAGTTTTCCAGCTCAGTCAAGGGCGTTCTGGCGGGTGCTTTTGCTGGCTTCAGTATTGCAGGCATCAAGAACGTGCTCGATGGCATGGTGGAAATGAAGCGAGCAGCAGAGCGACTTGGTGTTGGCGTGGAGATGTTCCAAAAGTTATCTTATGCCGCAAAGCAAACAGGCGTTGACGCAGAGCGACTCGCTGACGCAATGAAAGACTTAGATGTCAAACTACAGGACGGCATCATGCGCGGCGGTTCTTTTGCTGAACTAATTGAAGAGCTGGGTCTTGACATGAATGAGCTGGCAGCAATGGCACCAGATGAAAGAATGTTGGCATTTGCTGACGCAATACAAACAGCATCTGGGAGTTTAAGCCGATTCGGGGCTGATGAATTTGGCGACGCTATGTATGAGCTGCTACCACTTCTTGAGATGGGCAGCGAAGGCATTCTGAAACTGGGAGATGATGCACAGACTATGAGTGCGCAACAAGCAGCAGCGGCAGAGCGAGCATCTAAATTAATAGACGGCACCATTTCAAATATGATTTCACAGCTTGGCATCTGGCTCGCTAACGGCTTGCAGATGTTTGAATATTTTGTTACGGGAGCAACACAGGCAGCCATTGAAATTGCCAACGTCTGGAAACCGCTCGGCAAAGTAATATTTGCAGCCATGAATCCTGCTACATGGTTGACCACAGGAAAAAAGGCACTCCAAGAACTACAGGACGCGGCAGCCGGTGCTGGCGACAGGATTGGCGCAGCTATGGATGCAATCCTTGACAAGCAACTTGAGGAAGAAAAGCCAACCGAACCTGGTGGCATGACGGATATAGAACGTGCGAGGTTGAAGGCAGAGCAAGACGCGGCAAAGAAGGCAGCAGATGCACAAGCAAAAGAGAAAGAAAGAATAAACAAACTCGACAAGCAAATTGCAGATGAGCAACAAAAAAGAAAAGAAAATGCGATGACGCTAGAGGAGAGACTAGCAGAAGCGACACGCAAACGAATAGAGCTGGAAAAGGAAGCTCAAAACATCGACCCTTTTTCAGAAGAGGGCACACAAAAGCAGCTAGAGCTAGAAAAATCACTAACTAAAGAGCAAGACCTACAGCAGAAAAGCGACGAGGACTTAAAGCAGTTTTATGACAGCATTGAGATTCTGGATGGAAAAGATGGAGACGACGCAGACGACGCAGAACCCACACAAGCCAGCGTGATATCATCGCAACTTGCAGCCATTGGTGGCGGTGGTGCTACAGCATCATTCACCAACGATCCAATTTTAAACGAGAACAAACGCCAATCAAACTTGCTTGAGCAACTGGTCAAGCTTCAAGGCGGCACACTAGAAGGCGGCGGCAACATACCAACCCCAGAACTATAATTTATCATGAGCAGAACCACAAAAGGCGACATTGATGGCGCAGTAATAATCCAGCCAGATCGCAGCATCAGCGAAAAGAACGACGGCACACTGGAGGGGCAAGTGATTTACAAGTGCGACCGCAGCAACATCTCCAGGCTTCCACGCATCGGCACAACTCACCCAGACGACACTCGTCTTGAATGTTACAACATAAGCCGGACATACAACAGCAACGGGCTAGTGACAGCCACCGCGTCATTCTTCGGGCTTATCTCGTCAACGACAGACCCAGTCATCACATACTCTGGAGGGCAGAACAACGAAGCAATCACAACGCACCCAAACTTCACAGCGTTTGCTGGCACAGTTGATGCACCATTGAATGGCGCTATTTTCGAGACTGACACCAACGCGGCTGACTATGGCTCATTCATTGAGTTTGGCGGTGGCGAAGATCCAGACGGCCCACAGTTCAGAGGTATAGAATATTACCTCACACCATCAACAATGATCACACTGTCATACTGGACGGATAAAGTGCCATCACTTAAAAACAGATTAAAGATTTACAGCAAAATCAGAGGCGTCAGCAGCGCCGAGCTAAAGGTGCCAAGCGACGTCGAGGACTTTCTATTGCTCGACACACCATACAGGCAAGTTGGAAGTTTTTATCAAGTCACAGAGCAGTATCTAGGAAGCGGCCCACGAGGCTGGAACGAAGTCGTATATAATGCCTAGCAAGAAATACAACGGTAACTCACCACTGGGGGGCACAAGGCTTGAGGGCTTTGCCGACGTCGAGCTGGAGGTTGCCAAGCGCAGCCCTAAGCAGTCACTGACGACAGGCTTGGTGCAGACGCATAATGGAGCAATACACGCACCGAAGCGACGCAGACGCACAAGCAGAGGCACGGCAGCAACTGGTTGCGTCCCGTGGAAGCCCACCCTAGTCAACACAGGCACGACAGAGGCGCCAAATTACAAGCTGCGGCTTGCGCCAGGCACAATCAATGGGGTCATCAACTCGGCGTGGAATGATCTAGTTGATGTCACCGACCCCGTGGATGCTGATGGTTTGAATTACATTATTGCCACGGTAACATTTACCGACAAGCAAGTGACATCTATCGACTACACGGTGAGCGGCACCCTTCCCGATGGCGACGAATTGAATCCAATCACAGAGGAATCACTGCCATCATCAATTAAAATCATCCTAGGAACCATCGTGGGACTCAAGCCGTGTATGGTTTGGAGCACTAATATTTCAATCAACAACATTGAGGTCTTCCAAGAAACAATCGCAAATCCTGCGGCAAATACAAAACCATACATTTCCTGGTATGGTTATCAAATCACTTCCACAAACTAGTAATGCCATCAACCACGTCACAATACTATGAGGGGCAATACCCGCGCTATTGGTCATTAGTATATGGGTCAACATCGGGATTGAGTGAACATACAGGGGTGACGCTAGGTAACACACAGGGGAGGACAGCTCAGCACAGCGGGACAACTGTTACATGGTCGGATGGCAATCAAGGCGCAACTTCCTCTGCTGCTTGGGCTGCGGGAACTTACACGACCACAAAAATTTCAACATCATCAGGGGAACCAACAATACAGACAAATACAAACTACTATGACTCAATAAGCACTGGAGAAAAATTCACCACTAACGTCTGTTCCACTAGGACAATTACCACATCCAACACGGACCAAGCAAGCACTGAGCAATATCAAATGGCATATACTTATACAGCCAGCCGATACGACTACAACACAGCATCCACTATTGAGAACACACGGCAGGTGCCAGTTATTAACTCCGCCACCCTGAGCGGAACCAGAACTCGTGGTGTATATTATGGTAAGACAACCGTCGAATATAATACTGACGATGTTGTTGTCTACACGATTCCCAATGGATTCGGCGCCGTCCCTAGTATCTACCCAGTATCAGCGGTGCTACAGGGAACCATCACCCGATCTGTTTTCGGGGGGTCGAGAGATGCGACCATCTTTGGATCGGTGACCACATCACAGGCAACGAGTTACGAGACAAAAACCAAAACTCTAACAAGTGCCTCCCTGTCAAGCTTCACCTACGAAACAAACGGACAGGCATACACACACACCGCAGGATCGGTTTCTAAATCTTATACAGATTCATATTTGGTGCACAAAACCCATGTTATATCTGCGGACACAAACACATACACCACAGAGATCATAGGGGAAACTGTTGTCACCACACACACATCCACCTCAGCGATAGCACCAGGCTCCACAACTACATACACCACAGACACACCTCAAACAAACTATGGCACCACGGCATTTACTCGTTTTAGGAACGCAGGCACAAGTCTGACGAAGCTAGATGCTCCAGATTTTTCAGGGCAAACATCAAAAACATCAGACAGCACAACCAATGTCGCTACATATGCGGGAACGGTGGGCTCTTGCGGCATTGTCCACGGTGGAATCAATGTCACAGTTATGACGCCAAACCTGCCTGATGGGTTTGTTGGCTTTGGATTCTCCTCCAATGCACAAAGTAGAGCCGTGTATAAAACAATCTCAGTGGGAACATCTGGATCATCATTTTCCAACATTGAAACTTCTGGCATAACCTCAGATCTAATTATCAAAAAAATAGGCTCATACGGCGGCAAGCTGATTGTGACTGGCAAATGTGGATTGCCTGCCAACAACTCATCGAGATCACTCTCGTGGTATACCGACTCAACTACACCAGAATTCGGCACTGCATCAACACTGGCGGGCACCCACGCCAGCACCTATACAGAAACTTATACCAATGCCAGCTCGACTTTGACATCCACTCTTACATCAACCGCGGGCATGTCGTTCCTTTTCTCATGCGTTTCTAGCATCACAGACAAAAATGACTTCGTTTCAATTCACCCACTGGAATCAACCAAGAAATATTTTCAAACCTATTATGCCAGCATCGGGCACCACGACGCGCTAACCAGGGACAGGACTCTGGTTTTCATGCCTGGTGATTACACATTCCACAAGACAATCGACGGGGTCTCGGCTGAGGTGGCTACCCACATCAGTGACGTGTGGTTCACCTCAATTATGCCAGACAGTGAGAACTGGTTAATTGAAAAGCAGGACGTGTATCAGTGCTACACGGTGAATGCTCCCAATCAAGGAGTCGTCCAGCATGACAGATTTTACAACGACTGGAACTATAATTGGCCACCACAAGAAATCATATGAAACTAGCAATATACACATGCGGCACCGAGGGTTACACCTACGCCATGACAGCACAAGCAAGGCGCATTCAGAGTTGCGTGGCAGCCTGCGACCGTGACCTTGAACTGCTGATCCTGGTTGTCGGAGACGGCTCAGATGGCAACACAGCAGCCATCAAAGAGTATGAGACACTCCTGCCACAAGCCAAGGTCGAGCTGTTACATCACGACGGCTTGCAAGCAGGAGAAAAGAACTACGACAACGC